CCCATACCCATCTTTGCTTCACAGCGCAGGCTTTCAAAGGTTTTAACACCATGCCACCGTACTACATCCGCCGGTACTACGTATTCGCCTTCAGATAACACCGCAGGAATGTCGTCAGCCACTTCTTCGGGCTTAGAACCCGCAGGGATTTCATTACCTGAAGTTTCTTCAATGCCTACAATAATTCCCATACCGTCTTGCATCAATCCACCCATGTTCATTTCAGCTTTTTCTGATGCTCTAGCTGCTTGAATGGCTTCGTGACGAGCTTTTTCCCACTCTTGGAATTCACCGTCGTTGTTGATGTCTGCTTCTTCTGGGAGAGCCTTAGTAGGGTTCTCTTTCTTCATTTTTTCGCCTGCTTCTGTTTTAGTCATGTGTCAACCCTGTTATAGTCATCTAGCATTAAACCGCCAACATTCATTTCTTTAAAGCGAACCTTTGAAGGAACATCTACCCCTGATTTAGTAGGTTTAGGTTCAGGTGCTTCTGATTTTTTCCAATATTCAAGATTTCGTGCATACACACGATCCCCAATTACCATTGCTTCGTCAGCACTCTTTACGGCTTGCCCCGTAGATAAGTCATAAAACAAATGGTAGTCCACGGGATTAAAACCAATCTCTACCAAATCATCTGTATTGCCTTCTAAAAGATTGGCGTTAGGTACATACTCTCCGTCTGCGCTAGATATTGGAAATTTATTCTTGGCTTCTGGTGTATCAATACCCTTAGCATTTGCAGCAATTCCAGTTCTTCCTGGCTGACTAACGTTAAACTTTACGTTTCGTAGTACAACATACGGCTGATAAGACATTGCCTTTCCGCTGTAAGTTCCCTTATGCAAAGTCTGCAACTTATCTAATCCTTTTGGCATTCCTTCAATTTTAGAATTTAAATTAACACGAACACCTACTTTGGTACCTTCTGGAACATCAGCCATAAGCAAATCAGTTTCACCACGGGCACCAGTTCTTGCAGTCTTTGCACGTTCTGCCATCTCTGTCGCAACGTTGTTATCGTAGTTCTTTAAAAACTTACCACTGGCTAACGCTTCGTCAAACCCTACTTCCAAAGGCTCTGCCGCAGAAAGATCATCTGCCATCAACCCAGTCTTAGGTTGTTCAACAGCTTTTAACTCCCCAGTAACTTCTTCGTACTTACCGCCCTTAAAGTTATCAAAGACATCGCTGCCTTCAGTGCCTTTTGTTAAGTTCTTGTAGCGAACAAGTACACCTAATGGTTTGTCTAAACCTACTTCAAAATAAATACGGTCTGACTTACCTGATAACTCTTTAGTGGGATAAGGTGCGGGTACGGTATCAAAATCAATTACTTCAACAATTTCACCGTTGGTATTTTTAAACTTTTTACCTAGCGTGATGTCGTCAAACTTTCCTGCCTCATAAAGAACACCCGCAACAGCTTTACCTAGATCAATGTCTTCGTCGGTATCAAAAAAGTAATCTTTGAACATCACGTTGTTTACTTTTTCGGTTTGCTCTTCGTCAAAAATTTTGGCAGGTATGATTTCTGGTTGTTTACCTTTAACTAAAGTCTCTAACCCCGCCTTTTCTGCTTGGTCTGCATCAAAGGTTTGAGTAACTTCTTCAAATACAGGTGTGTTAGTTTCAGGATCAATCTCGTCGGTATCTTTCATGTAGCGGACGACAACTTTTGTCTTTCCGTCTTCACCTACGTAAATATCATCTACCTTTGCATTCGTCCCACTGTGGAAGTCTGCAACCCTACCTTCCACATCTTTAACGTTTTTAGCTGAACGTCTGTCATCAGGAGGTGCTACTCTGTCGCCAATTCCAAAAGACGTTTGTGGAGTCTTTTTACCAAAGCGTGAACCTGCTGATATAACATTAGACCCTAGAGCAGTACCCGCAATGTCTGCACCAACACCGGTAACTGCAGAAGACCCAAAACCCGTACCTGCGATATCCATTGCGGTTTCAGTGACAGTCTGAGGATCAGGAGTTTTACCTGAACGTAGATCGGCTACAATCTCACCTCCACGAACAATCGCATCTTTGATAAATCCTGGAGTACCTATATCTAAAAACTTACCGCCCTGTGCAGTCTCATCTTGTCTGGAAATAATAGGAAGTATGTCACTTCGTACATCACCTTCCGGTAACTCAAAAGACTTTTCAAGATTTAACTGATCCATACGAGCATCAAACTCGTCAGGGGACATTAAGCCACTTTCAAGTTGAGCTTCTAGTTCTTGGCGTTTGTCTTCTGCCATTAGTGCTTACCTTCTTCAGCCTTCTGCACGGCTTCATCTTGGAGAGTGAGTAATCTACGGACTTCTCTGATCTGACCTTGAATGCGGCCAATGTCCACCATGTTGTCTTTAGACTCTAGTTCCCTATGCAAGAACTCTAAGCGATCCACCACGTAAGCCTCTAGCCGTTCCATGTTCTGCTTATTATTGACTAAAGCTAGAAGCTTACGGGCAGTATCAAACTGAATCATTGCATAGTCTCCGGTCCTGCGGCATCAGGACGGCTAAATCCCTCTGCTCCCGGTTCAGGTGCGTTTCCTGGCCCCATAGCACCCGCTCCTAGCCCTGCTTGGTTATCTGGGGTAGGTACACCTTCCTGACCTTGTTGCGGCTGTTGTGCGCCTTCTGGTGAAGGCTGAGGGGCATATTGAGCCATCAGTGCCGCCTGTATTGCAGCCTCTCGTGGATCATTGACGATCTTATCTTCATCTAGGTCTAGAGAAGCCGCAATCTCACGCAAGATGTAATCAAACTTAATCATTGGAGCCATTGCAGGGTTAGCACCTAGCTGCATAATTTGCATGAGCTTTTGAGATCTAATTTCATTACGCATGAGGGATTCAGTACCACGGGCAATTACGGCTAGATCGCCATTTGCTTCTGGGTCAAAATCAAACTGCATATTGAAAGCAAACATTGCTTGACCTAATGGTGACAGCAAGTAATCATCGACGTTCTTGACGACAGTCTTAATGTTCTGTGCAGCCGCACCCATTAACATTGACATACCGGATGCTGTACGGCCTACGCCAGTAACACCTGTTTGTCCGTGAGAGAATGAAGGGATACCAGTAGACTCATCTGCTAGTTGACGAGACTTGTCAAACAGCATCATGTTTTCTTGCGCTACATTCTGGAACTTAGTAGAAAATAGTGCTTGCCCCGGAGCACCGCCCTGACGACGGAAGACTTTACCGGGATGCACTGACAAGTCCTGACCGGGCACTAAGTTCGTCTCGTCCACCTCAAAGATCAGGTTACCTGAAAGTACGGCGTTATCTACCGCCATACGCATAAAACCATTCATGAGATGTTGTGTATCTTCCATGTTTTCTGCGACACCAACCCCAAAGAAAGAATACGGGTTTAGTTCGTAAGGTGCTGCATAAAAAGGAATGCGTGTAGGTTTGAATGGATTCATTACAAGACGCAAGATATGATTACCACACACCCAAGCGTTAACTTGTATCTGATCGAGTTTCTTAGCTTTACGTGGCAGTTTAAGACCTGCTTCTTCAGCTAACTCTGTATCAATGTATCCCCAATACTCTAATACTTCCCAACGATTAATATCACTGACAGAGTTTGCGTCGTCAATAACATCTTCCCAATATTCCTTTGTGTAGTTGGCTCCTGCCATCAGCGCACGTTCTACAGCTTCGTCACGGAACATTGGACGATCTTTTAGCTCACGCATTTGAGAACGAGACATACGATGCCTATACACAACGTGTTCAGCTTCGTCCATAGAATATGCGTCAGCGTCTGGGTAGAAGTTCCAAATAGAAACTGCTTCAATGCGAGGGCGTGTAAGAATTACAGGATCGTATTCTCCGTCCTCTGTCCACTTCGGATACTCAACATCCTGAGCAAACGGTCCTTTGATAATGCCTGTACCAAATAAGCACTGCTCAAACGCCATAAACCGAAGATGTTTTGTACCGTCAGACTCTGCAAGCTGATCATGGATCTTACGCTCCATGTTTTTAGCTGCTTCTTTAGCAGGCTCGTAGATAGCCGCTGTTGGTGTGCTTCCTGGCCCTGCTTTTATCGCTTCTTCGGCACCGGCAACTTTATCTGCAATAGGTCCAAGGTCACGAGCAGTAACGGCACCTTCAGGAACTTCTCTCCCATCACCTGCATAACCTACGTTAACTTCGTCGTATAGTTCTTTGAGGGGATCTGGAACTGCAGCATCAATGTGTACAGTATCTTTAATACCTTCAGGTACTGGTGTAGCTTCAACACCAATTGGAAACTTATTCCCCGCAAATAATACGTCGGTTACTTGGCTATACGCCGCAAGAACTTTAGTCTTAGTAATCTTTACGAAAATTTGAGAACGTTCACTGTCCGTAAACTGCGTAGAGTCGTCGTAGATTCCACGATAGTTCTTATAAGATAACAACCACCGTTGTTCATCAGTTAATCGGCGGTCTTTGGCACGTTGATACTTTTCTTGAATAATGCTAACAAATGGCATATACTCAACATCGGTTGCCTCTTCTCTAGAGTCTTTTAGAGCTATTACCTCATCGGTATCAAATTCCGGTTTATCTACAATTGCCATTCATACACCTGTTAATACCCAAAAACGGGGTCCATTGGTTTCCATGCTGTTTTATTAAAATCGTTGCCAAAGTCAAATAAACTTCTTGACTTAGGTCTTGACATAATCCCATACCGTACAGAATCGTATGCGTGATCGGATGCATATCTTGGATCTATGTCATCAGTACCCTTGGGGTCCGTAGGGATGACTTGTAGATCTGCAATGATCTGTCGGCAATCATTAAAGAAAATAATAGATGGCTGTTCAATCTGCTCATCTATTTTTAGTAGTTCATGTAATCGGTTTTTACCTGCAACACGAGAACCACCTGTTCTATCTGATGGTCTCCATCGACAACCCTCTGCAACCATCTCTTCTGCAATTGAAGGCCCAGTATGTCCTCGTGTATGCCACGTTGAACTATCTAATACCCCATAGCTAATGTCTTCGCCTGCTTCTAGCTCCAACACTTTTCTAGCTAAGTCTCGTGCAGTGTGTTTAGAGACATACAGTTCCCTGTAAACGTATAAAGTCTCATATGCAGGATCTATTGCAAACCAATGCACTGCAGAAAACGAACTGTACCCGTAATCACAAGATCTAAACTTTCTCCAGTTATGCGGTATCTCAAATGGCTCGCATGTATGCGAATGGACACGGAACTCAGGGAAAGCCGCTCCATCTGCTATTGTCCAGTCACCTTCTAGTAACTGCCTGCGTTGTTGTTCCGGCATTGACAACAAGTTTGCTTCGTACATTCCGTCTACATACAGATACGGATTGTCTTTTAGCGTTGCCGGTATAAACCGTCTATAAAATAAAGGTTCGCCTGCTTTTGTGTGGTTAGCAGGAAACCTTAACTCTTCATTTGTCTCTAAATCACGAGGGACAAACGATTTGTTGGGAGGTGAAGGGTCAATAAACATTTGTTTAACCCAACCATGTCCTGGACCTCCCGGGTTCGTGGTAGCTCGCATACAGAGGGGAAGATTAGAGTCTGTAGTACGCAAACGAGAACGCATGTAGTCCCAAGCGAATGGAGTAGGGTGTTGAGTGAGTTCGTCAAACCCGATCCAAGTAAAGGCTTGGCCCTGATAGCGCAGTACATCGTCTTCTCTGTCCAAATACGTAAACCAAAGTCTCGCTCCACTAGGGAACGTCCACTGTGATTTGCGCTCTGACCATCTTGCGCTTTTAAATACCTTCGGATATAGCTCTTGAGCCTTCCATATAAGCTCTCTAAGCTCATCTGAGCGTCTACGTAGTAGTAGACCATTAAAATTAGGGTTAGAGACGTATCTGAGAGGATCTACGAGCAGTGCGTACGACTTACCACCTCCTGCAGCACCTCCATAGAGCACTTCACGCTCTACTGATGCTAAAAAGTCCGTCTGTGGACCCTTATTAGGCTGAAAAATAATTTTTTGTTGCTCTTCAGCCTCTAAATTCTCTTTGGTAACCTCTATTTGTTTGTCAGACTTAAGTTTTCCACCTTCATTTACAAATTGCTCAATGTTCTGAGCATCTTGTTCGCTTAATTTACCTGCTTCAATGGCTTCTTCAGCGGTAATACGCTTTAGTTCAAGCTCCATCTCACGCATTTTACGTGAAAGTTGTTTTTTCTTGTTGGTTTTAGCCTTTTCTTTTACATTTTGCTTTTTAGTAAAGTGCTTTTCGCCGGCAAAGTTATTAACTTTCTCCTGTGTCTCCGCCCATTGAGGTAATCTATCCTTAATAAGCTTAAATTCTTCAGCTACTTTTTGATAAGAGCATGATGCGCCAATTTCAGAGACAAGATAATCTGCTACCTTACGATAAGACACACCACTTCGTGCGCCTTCCATTGCTTTAACAAAAATTTCTAAATCACTTGTACGCAGTTTGTATACAGCGTTGCCCGTATCTTGGTCTTTATACGGCATTCTGTCATACAAGTAAGGGCGGTACGCCTTACCTCTGGGACTTCGTATAACGAATTCAGGGTATAGCTCTTCAGCGATACCCCTTAGCCCTTCATCTTCTATGAAGTCGTAATTAAGACTCATCGTCCTCTTTCTTAGCAGGCAAGATAAATAATCCTGAACCATCTTCTGACGATACTTCTATTTTTTCTTTCTTTACGATACCGACACGGTCTAGAACTTCTTTTGCCGCAGCAACTGAGTTCTTAGCACCTAGTGCTGTAGGATCGTCTAACACCCCTACCATACCGAATGCAGCTTTTGGAGCATTGTATGCTAAGATGTGCTCCGCAATAGCAATCAACTCATCTTGCAAATACGGAACAACGTCACGTGCAGATACGTTACCGTACTCTGACATCTTTAACGCTAAATTAATATTGCCATGAGCGTCACCTGCCATTGCCTCTAAAAACGATAGTTGTTTGTCTGAGTAATTACGCTCAGGATTTAAATAGGTTTTAACGTTCATTACCATTTGCGGCAACTCCAATAGCGGGCACTGAATTTATCTTTTGCCGTATCACAATTGTGCCTTGCACGAAAACTCTTACGGCGTTCTGGATTATCTTTTTTAATTTCCATATCTGGATCACCAAAGCGTACAAGCTTTATCTGGTCCCCTTTCTTCGCAAGAACCGCAAATTTCTTAGAGCCTCCTGACGTTCTCTTTGGCTTGTTGTATCCAGAAAAGGTTTCTCCACGATACTTAATACGGCCTGAAGGTAAACGTTCGACATCCTTTGTAGTAGCCATTCTTCCTTACTCACTTTTTCTTTTTTGCTGTCTTTGCGGCTTGCTTGAATGCTTTGGCCGTAGGTGCGCCTTTGCTACCGGGCTTACGCATTGTTTCTCCTGACCCATCCGCAATACGCTTCCGTTTGGCATGGATATTTTCATAAAGACCGCCTTTAGCCATCGGCACAGCATTCATGGGGTGTTTCTTTTTCATTACACTCGTCCTGCTTGCTGTGGTAGGAAGAATTCTTCTACTGTACAAAAACAGTCAATATGAGGAGTTGCACCGCCACCCGTTGCACTGGGAGTAAAGGTAATGTTG